GTATCACGAGGTCTTATCTGCCGAGCAGACCGAGGTGTTTACGCCGCAGCAACTGGCCGAGGAACTGCGCGAGCAGCAGGAGGAATTCGGGCAAGAGCTCGGCAGCGCGTTCTATGAGCAGGAGTACCTCTGCAGCTTCGATGCCGCGGTGTTGGGCGCGGTCTATGCCGGGGCGCTGCGGCGGCTCGAGCAGCAGGGCCGAATCTGCCCGATCGCCCATGATCCAGACTATCCGGTGCATACCGCCTGGGACTTTGGCTTCTCCGATGCCACCGCCATCTGGTTCTATCAGATCCTGCCGGGCCCGCGCCTGCATATCATCGATTACGCCGAGAATGTTGGCCAAGATACCCAATACTGGGCCGAACGGCTGCATGGGCGCGAGGTGCGCCTGACTGAGCGCGGCGCGCTTGAACTGGGCGATGCGCTCGCTGCCGTCGCGCATCGGATGCTATACCGCTACGGCGAGCATTACGTGCCGCACGATGGCGCGCAAAAGACCCTGGCCGCGGGCGGCCGCAGCATCGGCGATCAGGCCTACGCCCTCGGCATCAAAATGACCATTATCCCCGCCACCACCCAGGTCAACCAGATTGCCGCCGCGCGCAAGACGCTCGAGGCCTGCTGGTTCGATATGACGCGATGCGAGAGAGGACTGGACTCGTTGCGTTCTTACCACTATCCTTGGGACGACAAAAAGCGGACCTTGGGAGATTCTCCTGTCCACGATTGGTCGAGTCACGGCTCGGACGCCTTCGAAGTGCTGGGCCAAGTCTGGCAGGGGCCGCGCGCTCCGCGGCCACGCGACGCGCCGCGGTTTCTGCATGAAGTCACGGCCGATGAGGTCTTTTTCCCCAAGGATTGGACCGCAGGAGCGAAGTTCCGCGAGCGCCTGTAATGGCTGAGCGGGTCGAATGGCAGGTGCAGCGCCTGCTGCGCACGCAGCGCGTCAACTATCAGGACGGCGCGCAGTCGGTGTATGGCCTGACGACTGCCCGCAAGCTCGTCAAGCAACTCGGCCCCCCGTGGGAAATTCGCCACTGCAACACGGGCGACGCGCCCAAGGATCACTGATATGCCCGCACCCGGCGCGCTTGCCGTTGGAATGCCGATCACCCCGACCACCGGCTCAGCCCAGGTGGTGCTGGCGCGCGGCGGCCAATTGCTCGGCTTCTTCGCCCAGGCCACCGGCACGATCGTTCTCTATGATGCGGCCGCGGCGAGCGGCCTGCCGACCGCCATTCTTGCCTCCACCACCATTCCGGCGGTCGGCTGGTATCCCTTCCCGATCGAATTCGTGAATGGCCTGGTGGCGAACTGCTCGGCCAAGGATACGTTCGTCGTCCTGTGATGGCCGATCCTGCCAGCACGATGCGCGGGACCGACCTCGACCCGGAGGTGGCGTACTGGCGCGACGAAATCACCAGTTATGAGCGGATTTTCGACAAGTTCCTGCGCCGCGGCCGCAAGATCATGAAAAAGTACAAGGACATCCGCAGTCCGCGCGAAGAAACCCAGACCCGCTACAACATCCTGTGGGCCAACACCCAGACCCGCCTGCCGGCCCTCTATGCCAGAAACCCCAAGCCCGTGGTCGAGCGGCGCTATCGCGACAAAGACCCGATCGGCCGTGTCACCTCCGAGATTCTCGAGCGCAGCATCGAGTACACCCTGGATCATGTGAACGATGCCTGGCAGACCAATCGCCAAGTGGTGATGGATTACGAGCTCCCCGGCCGCGGCACGGTTTGGGTGCGCTATGTGCCGCATTTCAAGGCCGAGGCGCTGCCGGACGCGAAGGCCGAGAAACGACCGCCGGCGACCTACCCCCAACAGGACGGCCCGGCCGAATCCGGCCCGGCCGAGGCGGCGCAACCGCTCACCCCCGATGCCGCCCCGCCGGCTCTCTCAGCCGACACCGAACTGCACTCGATGGGCGAGCAGATCACCAACGAGGCCGACGATGAGGCCGCGGCCGAGACGCTCGAGTACGAGGAAACGAAGCTCGATTATGTGTTCTGGGAGGATTACGGCCATTCCTGGGGCCGGGTCGATGATGAGGTGCGCGGCAAATGGCGCCGGGTCTACATGGATCGCGAGCAGATGGCCGAGCGCTTCGGCGAGGCCGAGCAGAACCTCGATGGCGGCCTGACGAAAGAGGAAATCGACCAGATACCGCTCGACTGGTCACCGAAATCCCTGACCGACTCGAAAATCCCGATGACCCGCAAAAAGGCCATCGTCTATGAAATCTGGGACCGGCAGCGCCGCGTGGTGCTGTGGCTGGTCAAGAACTGGCCGAGGCTCTTGGATAAGCGCGATGACATGCTCGGCCTGGTGGACTTCTTCCCCTGCCCGCGGCCGCTCGCCGCGAACCTGTGTACCGATGACCTCATCCCCACTCCGAATTTCGCGTTCTACCAGGACCAGGCCAATGAGATCGACGAACTCTCGAGCCGTATAACGGCCATTACCAAGGCCTTGAAGGTCGCGGGCGTGCGCGACACCAGCGCCGAGGGCTTGGACCGGCTGCTGTCCGAAGGCGTCGAAAATCAACTGGTGCCGGTCGAGGGCTGGGCGGTCCTCAAAGAGAAAGGCGGCTTGGCCGGCGTGTTCGAACTGCTGCCCATGGACATGATCGCCGAGACCTTGGGCAAGATCCGCGAGCAGCGCCAGGAACTGATCGAGGATGTGTATCAATTGACCGGCATCGCCGACATCGTGCGCGGCATGTCAGACCCGAACGAGACCGCCACCGCGCAGCAGATCAAGGGGCAGTTCTCGATGGTGCGCCTGCAAGATGCGCAGGCCGAAGTGCAGCGCTTTTGCCGCGATGAGGTGCGCCTGATGGGCCAGATCATTGCCGGCTACAGCATCGAGACCTTGAAGCAGATCAGCGGCGTGAAATTACTCACCGCGGCCGAGAAACAGCAGATCCAAGCGCAACTCGCGGCCCTCGCGCGGGCGCAACAGATGCAGGCAATGGCGCAACCCCAGCCGACCGCACCGTCATCCCCGGCGCCGTCCCAGGCTGCCGGCGCGCCGCCGGGGGCGCATCCAGGAACCCCCGGTCCTGCTCCGGCACCTTTAGGTCAGCCGCCGGTTGCTGGCGCACCGCCCGGTCCTGCTCCGGCACCCCCGGGTCAGCCGCCGGTTGCTGGCGCACCGCCCGGCGCCACCCCGATGCCGCACCCGCCCCTACCCGCGATGCAGGGCCAGATGGCCCCAGGCGCCCCCTCCATGGCGCAAACGCCGCTGCCGGGTCAAGCGCCCATCTCGCCCGACAAGCTGCAATTGCTCAAATTGCCGACCTGGGAGGAAGTCGAGGCGCTCCTGAAAAACCCGGTGCTGCGCGAGTTTAGGCTCGATATCGAGACCGATTCGACCATCCGCATGGACGAGGAGGCCGAGAAGCGCGCGCGCATTGAACTGATCTCGAGCGTCGCCGGCTTCTTGACCCAGATGGTCGAGGCCGGCATGCAGGCGCCCGAAATCGTGCCGATGCTCGGCGAGATCCTGATGTTCGGCCTGCGCGCCTTCAAAACAGCCCGCGCCATCGAGCAGACCTTCGATGACATGATGGAGGCCTTGAACGAGGCCGCCAAGCAGCCGAAGCCGACCGATCCCAAACTCCTGGAAATCCAAGTCAAGGCGCAGACCGAGCAAGCCATCGCGAGTACCAAGGCGCACCTCGATGCCCAGGTCGCCCAAGCGCAGCAGGCCGCCCAAGCGCAGCAGAACCAGCAGGAGCAGCAACTCGAGGCGCAGCGCGATGCGCACAAGATGACTTTGGATGCGCAGTTGCAGACCCACAAGGCGCAGATGGATGCGCATACCCAGGCGACGATCCAAGAACTCAAGAATCAATTCGAGGCGCAGCGCGTTAAGTGGGAGACGGCGGCCAAAGAGCGCATCGCTGCCTTGGATGCGCAGACCAAACTGCGCGTGGCGCGCCTGGATCACGAGCACCAGGCACACATGACGCAGATGGCCAATACGCATCAGGCCGCACTCGCGGATAAAACGCGCGAGCATGAGAAGTCCTTGAGCGGCGAGAAGCTCAAGCATGAGGAGAAGCTCGCCAAGGAATCACCGCAGGCGAAACAAGCGAGCGCGCAGGAATCAGGCGCTAGGCATACGCAGGAATTGAGCCAGAAGGTCGCAGACCTCGCCGAGCATCTGAAACGGCCGCGCAAGGTGGTGCGCGATAAGGACGGCAAAATCATGGAACTCGCATGAAAAGTCTGCGCGACCAGGAAGGCTATTTGATGATCGATCATCGCGCCTCACCGGGAATGCCAGGGCTGCCGCCGCTGCTCGAAGCGCCGACCTATACCTGCAGACACTGCCAGCGCATCGTCGTGATGAATCCGGATCGCAAGCGCGAACGGTCCTTTTGCCGTGGTTGCAATCATCGCATCTGCGATCCGTGCGCAGCCATCAAGGCGCAAACACTCACCTGCCGCACCTTCGATCAAGTGGCGGATGAATACTTGACCCAACAGGAGATTTGATATGGGCGTTCGATATTCCTTCAACGTGAGCAGCGTCACGCCGACCGCGACTGCGGATACCACCAATTTGGTGGATTCGACCTATCTAGGATATTTGCAAGGCGGCAGCAGCACGCAGCGGCTCAATATCGCCGAGGTCTATATGGGCGGCGAGGCGAGCGCGTCGAGCAGCCCGAGCATCATGGTGCTCGCCCGCGACTCGACCGTGATGAGCGGCACCGCCGGCGGCGGCCGCAGTGCCGCCTTGGATGGTTCGAGCACCGCGCCCGCGACATTGGCCGTGGTCGGCAATACGGCGGCCACCACCAAGCCGCAGCGCTCGGCG